AGCTGCTTGTTTCAGGTCTTTAATTCCGTTTGATTTTGCCATAATTTCCTATCTTGCAATGTATATTAAATGAGCAGGGATTGCACCTGAAAATAATATTATTACTTTGTTTTCGCGAACAAATCAAGCTTTGGTATCTTAACTAATACGTCTCGTTGGATCTGTTCTGCGGGTATGTTCAAAGCTTTCCATTCCTCATCGGTCTTGTAAACAGCGCCTGTTTGCTTATTTTTTATAGTCGTAATAACTTCTGCTTGAACGACAGGTCTATCTTTTCCATTTATTTTAACCATAATTACTTTCGATCTTGTTCTAAAATACTCACCACTCCAGTAATTTGATTAGCGGCACTGGCTTGAATCTTTAAAATGTCTCCTTCTTCTAAGACTAAAAGATCACTGGTCAATAATTCAAATTGTTCAATCGCGGTACTGGTGGCATAACCAAAGGCATAGGTCGCAGAAGCACTATCATCAGTATAAGATAACGTCACATTCACGGAACTAGCCGTATCATTAAAGCCTTGAATAGCTTTGATAATGGCTACCGTTTCTGCCGGAACCGTATAAATGGATGTTAAATCCGTAGTCGTTAAGTTAATTGATTTATTAATATATTTGTTTGCCATGTTAACTCATAAATAAACTAAAGGATTCGTACTCATCCGTTAGTTGTTGTTGATAGGTTGTGTTAAGTTTTTGTACAATCGAGCCTACATTATCAGCAACGCCTTGCACATTAACAGCATCAAACTCGGGTCCAATAATGGTTGCTATTACTTCAGAAATTTTTGCCATTATCTTCTACCTCCTGGATGAATGTCTAATCGAAATGTTCCCATTCTCCAACTTTGTCCTGTACTAATATTGCCTACTTTAATGGCAATCTGTCGAGCACGAGCTCTGGCAAAAAGTTGAGTTGTTGAAGTGGTCGAAGTATAATTAGTTGACACAGCCGTACTATTTGGGAAAGTTTTTGTACTTAAAGTAATTCTAGAGTCTCCCGTTTGAGATCCATAGTCAGGCATAATACGACTAATCCGCATAATAAATTCTCCTTCACCTTGTTCTCCTTCCGGTCCTCCAATATCATAGTCTCCCGATTCAACGTAGCCTGCAATCGCATTGGTTGTTCCATCCGTAAAGACTTCATCGGTTCCTTTTTCTTGTTCCCAATAATAACTCGCACCATTTGAAATACCCACTACTGTTGGATAAGTTGGAGCTACAGAATTTTTGTACTCGGTTGCAAAAGGTTTATTGAAAACTCCTTCAATCGTCCACGTTGAACGAGCTAAAGAAGAAGTGTACCAAATAGGATTGCTAGCCGTTGATTCCATATAATTATATGTCACTGATCGATCAACATAGTCCGACCCTGAACTTGGATAGAACCAAGTAATCTCTCCAAAGAGAGCATTAACAGCCACATGAATTTGTTGATTTGCATCTGCATTAATATCTTCAAAGACATAGTCTTCAACTAAACAAGGCATCGTGTGAACTCGGCCTCCATCAAATTTATAGAATCCAGTCGGTCCCATCCAATAGGCTATACCATCTACTTCAGCTGCGGCGTGTTGACTCGACATTCCACAGTTAGTTCCTACTTGAGTAAAACCAAATGTTAAAGTGGGTCCAATATACTTCATCGTATACATAGCCGTATCCGACCAGATATAAACTGCTGTCTTTCCTACAATAGCTCCCATTAATTTAGAGCCATCACTTAATCTTTGAAAACCTGCNGTATTNGTTGCGNNTNNTGTCCATACNGTTTGTGATTCTTGATTCGACCATCTAACAAACATATCATCTTGAGAGGATTCAGTTTGTAATGTGGTTTCCGTTCCAATACAAATTAAATGTCGATCAGGAACTGAGACTACCATATCTCGAGACGCTGTTGGAACTTCAGTTCCGGTTATAGCTACCGCGCGTACGCTTAAATTAGGAACCGAAGGTTCCCATTTAAATATTTTTTTATTATGAACTAAAGCTAATAGATCTTCACCATAGTTTAAAAGTCTCCATTGACCGGGTTCAATAACAATATTAGAGCTCGTACTGGCGCTACCCCATCCTACAAAGTCTGTGGCATCACGAGTTATAGTTCCATTCGGATGTTCAACATCACTGGTTCCTCCTGCTCCTCGAGTAAATCCAGAAAGTGTATTCGTTCCTGTATTGTTGGTTGTATAAGTAATTAATTCATTCTCAATTAAAATCGTTCCACCGCCTGCAGCCGTTGTCGGAAAAGCAGCCGTACTGGTAAAAACACAAGAGCTTGCTCCAGCCGCTAAGACTCCTCCATTATTAATTGTTGTTGATGTAACCGGAGTTGTATACCCTCCAAAAGTATTAGTACCCCAACCATAACCATAACCTTGGCTAATAGGTCCAATCACATAATAAAAATCTATTGTTGTGGATCCTCCTGTAGCACTTCCCGAAGCAGTACTACCCATTTCAATTTCCATGGTTGTAGCACTAGGTACATTTTTTACTTCAAATAAAATATCTTCAAAATCAGCATCAGTAAATCCTGTTCCTCCAGGAACGGTAACAGCATCTAATAAAATAATATCTCCCACATCAGCACTATGAGGTGACCCTGTTGTAAGAGTAACGGTTGCATCTCCACTCACCATAGTGAAAGTACAACTCGTTTGTTGACGTCCCGTATCTAAAGGAGTGATNTCATAGACTGCACCTTCATAATAAATNTATAAACATTTATTAGTTCCAATCGCAGCATATTTATTACCTGCTAAATCGACCCAGGTATGTTGATCACGACCGGCTCCAATAAGTTTATTGGATACCAGTTGTTGCCATCCTCCGATTTTTTCAGGAAAGCCATATCTAAATCGAGAGTAATCGGCGTTAACCCACTTACCTTCTGCTCCTGTATCTGAGGACTGCTTATCTAATCCAGGTTTTAATCTGATCTTATGTAGCATAGAAAAATCCGTTTAAGACAAATTATACTATATTTTTGTGGAGATCACCTCTTTACACCAGCCGTTTTGATAGTCTATAGCCATAACTTCTTTAGCTTTTGCTTCCTGGGCCTCAGTAATAACTCTGGGAGGGTGTTCCCTGAGCCTTGTTTTCTGTATCTTTTTCCCACCCAAGTGTTCCAAGAACGGCAGCAGCTTGGTATCAATCTCTTTCATATTCCATACATGGGTATAGATACTAGGATCAGGACCGAGCATGTCGGTGTTCGTTCGGCAATGAATTCGAATGTAATTATCTTTTTTTAATTGTCCTTGATAGGTCTCTAGAAAATAATCTAGATTATTAAGAGAGGGATATTTTTCCTGACAATAATAAAAGCCACTAATAATTTTATCAATGGGATCTCTATAAACAGCAATTCTTATCTCACAATCTTTAAGTTCTTTATGATAGGCTTCAAAACCTTTCTCACGTCCGATGTAGGAATCTTTTCCACAAAAATCTTGAACGTTGGTTCCACTATAGGTCGTAGGTTTCTCATTCCAAAGAAGTTGCCCTAGATAATTAATGATGGTAGTGGATCCTGCTTTATTATTCCTGACATACCCCAGACGTTTACCGCCCAGAGTCACACGAACCAAAGCCATTACTTAGGAATTCCTAAGAGAGGACGTCCGTCCAATAAATTTGTTTTAGCAAAAGGACCATTGGCATGATTATAGTGCAAGAAAACTTGAGAGCAGACCTTTCCTTGAAAAGGTTCTCGCCAGTGCTCAAGATCACAGCCAGAATAAATTAGCATGTCTCCTACTTTTAAATCCACTTGAACTCCTTTGGGAGCTCCCGGTTTAATATCGACCTCTTCTCCCGTGGGACCATAGGGAGTGGCTCTTGGAATAATATTATTCGCTCCGGTAGGATCTAAAAAAATAGGCCATTCATCTCCCCCTAAATATAGAGTGGTAGAAACCTCACAGCTCCGGCGATCTTTATGACGATATAAAATATTTCCTTTTTCATAGAGTCGAGTGTAGCTATAGGTGGGGATCAATTCTAATCCAGTTTTCGCTTTCATAATAGGAATCATATACATGAGTAAAGTTTCCATCACCCAATCGCCATATTTAGAATAGCATCCGGGTGCCTGTTTATCAGCACGGGTTCCGATAAAAGGATTATAAGGATTGAGTTTATTATTTTTTACCATAAAATCCACAGCGTCTCTCTGGAGCATCATATAATTAAAAATAAAATTAGAGAGCTCTTTGGAAAGGGCTGCTCGAATCACTTGATATTTTTTTGTTTTAAAGCTCATTATTGTATATTACACGTCATAGATAATTTTTTATTATGTATATCAATTACCTGATGAGTAGTATCCTTATCAAAGAATAAGACTTTTTGTTGGGTTAATTTTACCTTTTTATCATTGATTAACCATGTGGATGATCCATAAATATTCTTTACCAATACTTTATAAGAATGAGAATGAGGTGGAAAAGAAATAGTTTTCTTTCCGGTACCAAAATAAAAATTACAATTAATATTTTGATTATAGAATTTGCTTAATAAGTTTTGTATTTTAGTTGTTTCTTTAGTAAACCACCCTATTCTAGATATAACCAAACTATATCCATCTTTATAATATTGAATACATTTATCCACATCAAGATAACCGTCCTCATAAAAAAAATCTTGATGAGGTTCTTGGTCTTCTTTAATGACTTCAATAGAAGGTTGTCCCCAAGGATATTTTTTAGGCCATCTTAATCGATCATAAAATCTATCTAAAATATCTTGTTCTTTAAGATTAATAGTTAAATCCGAAACTTCTTTTTGAATGTTCATTTAGGATTTCCTTGATAAATATTAGCGGACACAGAAATTCTCCAACCCTTTTGTCCCTTCTCTTTAGATTTATTATACTCTACTCCATGCGGCAACCATCCTGGAAACATTAAGCAAGTTCCTTCTATAGGAGGGTATTTAATCACTCTCCATAAAGGACGCGGTACCTGCTTGTCGGGACGACGAGGCATAAGAATATTAGGACCTGGTCTAGGGTCGACAATATAAAAGGTCCCTGGATTTTTAGGAACTTTAATATAATAGGCACAAGAAAGAGTCGAATTCGGATGGGTATGTTCTATATTAAAAGCTCCCGGATAATTAATATTGGCCCACATGTTTCCCATATTAACAGGAGGTAAACAAAACCAATCTTTAAAAACTTGCT